TAGGATTTTAAACTGCCGTTGTTGCAAACGGTGGGCAGTGGGGTCTGTATATCTCTCCCAAGCCCAGGAATGGGGTAATAATTCATTCCGCAACTTTTTTCTTTTTCAAATATGGTGGAACCTTACAGAATATTGAAACGAAACGCGGCCGATAAGTCGTCCCATGTTGGGCGGACCGTTGCAGGTGCTGCGAGTGTCAGAGCTTACGAAGAAGGGCTCGAAACTCCGATGATTAATTCCGGAGAAGTTACTTCAACAACCTTTTCTGATTCAGAAGAGGATAAGCTGGTTATGGTTGAAGGACCGGCGAGACCAACTCACAGGGTTGGTAATGCTACTTCACCAACAGTGTCCTCAGGTGTGGAGGATGCTCCCGTGTGTTCGGCTACAACCGGACGCACTTCTTCTGACGATTGGTTAGCACGCAAGACTAAAAGGAAGAAGAAGAAGGCTGCGCGTAAAGAGCGGCGGCCAAGAGGGGCGGTGCGGCGAACCGCGATTGCTGGCGCTTTGTTCGAATACGAGCAGAAGTTGGCAGGCGACGCAGACGCTATCCGAGAGGAAAAGCGTGACCTGCGAGGGGGTGATGGTCCCCCGGCACCCCAAACCATCAGCACCCTCTTGAACATTGGCCGATTCGATCGGTTGGTGGTCTCAACTACTGCGCTTCGTTTCGCTTGGAACGGACGAAACTTCACTTGGGAGAAAGTTCCCGGAGAAGACGGTCAAAACCGATATCGCATAGTTGGGAGATTCAAGGTGGGTAAGGAGAGTGTTTTTGTGGACCAGGTTTGCGAGGAGTATTTGGGTGTTTCGGAGATTTTAGGATCGACGGATTGCGGCGTGCTTTATGGCACTGCCGGCAATGAAGCCCAGGCGGTTGAAACTCGCATTAAACCAAGGGAAGCAGACACCTTCGGAACGTTAGATGAGCGTTTATGGGTTTCAGTGAAAGCTGTTCTCCGACACGTGGATTATAGTGGGAGGTTCGATAAAATAAAATTGTCGAAAAGAATTGAGGCACATTATTGTGCGTTCAACCCCAAGTACCCAACATTGCGGGAAGAAATCACACGTATCGTTGAAAGTGAAGAATTTGCTGAAATGTATAGAGCACGCATTGACCACGATTACAACATGTGGGAAACCAACACGGTTCTTCGTCTCAAACATTTTTATGCTAAACAAGGTTATGATTACGATGAGATGTTGAAGAAAGCTTTTTGGCAGGAAGTTGGTTGGACCATGTTAAAGTATGGAGTGCTGTACGCAAGCAAGAAGATGATGAAGATGTTCTTGGGAAAGTATCACAATACGGCCCAAGATGGAGTGGCTTATTTTACGTGGGCCTTGTTCATCATCATGCTTATTCGAACGTTCTACAAGGTGACTTCAGGGAACTTTACTAGAAGTATTGTACGAAGGTTGGCAGATAATGCAAGTACCAAGATGTCGTTGATTGCTCCGTGCAGTTTGATGACTTTGAGAACTTTCGTACCCCCGAAGGAAGCGCTCGTGAGGGAGGAAGATTTGGCGGATGATGTGAAACTCGAGGTTAAATTCGATGATGGTGAACTTTTGGAGTCCAAAACCATTGAAATTTTTGGTTCAGTGGGGGATGATGTTCCCATGGTAATACCGACAACCAGCGGGATTGCCGGCTCATGGTCAACAGCCGTGGGCTGTGGCATTCGGTTGGGTAAGGCGTTGCCTAGGGACAAGTCCTTTGAGAAGGAATTCTATGAGTTTGCCACGAAAATCATTGACGAGGAGTTCGACATGATCACGATTCCAGTGGTTAGCAAGGAGGAGCAATTCTCCCATTTAAGTTCACAATATACAGTGAAACGAGCCACGGAAATTATGGAATTGTATGAAGATGTGTTGGAACCTGATGACCTTTGGTATACCATATTTTGCAAGTTGGAGGCTTATCTTGGCAAGAAAGATTACGACGACGGACCTGAAGATGAACATGTTGAAGGTTTTGAGGGCGAGGGTGTGGCAACCTCCGATCCGAAACCTCGTGTCATCTGGTCCTGTCCACCAGTACTTTTGGCCAAGTTTTCAAAAGAGTTTTCAATTTTGTCCAAGGAAATGGGCAAGGTGTTGAGTGATGAGAGTGGTTGTTTTTACACCAATGGCGCGACCCCTTTGGGGGTTGGCGATTATGGTGATCGTATGAATGACTACTGCGCGCAAATCGTTGAGTCAGATGTCTCTAATTGGGATGGCTCAGTCACCCACACCATGCTCATGATTGAAAAATATTTCCTTGAGAACAAAGTAGAAGGTATGCCTGAAGAGTTTGCGCTCCTGTTGAAACATTGGGGAACAGTCAAAGGTCATACGAAGGACAAACGTGTGTTTATGCAAATGGAACACGGACGTCGTTCTGGTGATCTCTGGACTTCAAGTTTCAATTCCCTGTTGAATTATCTAATTGTTCGGTTTATCTATGGGAAACCTAAGGATGAAATGAAGATGATGGTTCTAGGGGATGACAATGTGGTTGGCTTTCACACGCCTTTAGATCACCCGGTTGAACACTATGCTGAACTTTACAAGAAGATCGGCATGAAATGTGTGATCATAGAACGGGAATCGATCGAGCAGGCAACCTATTGTTCAGGGAGATTTTGGAGAGTTGATGGGGTTCTACGCTGGGGCAACAATCCTTTTAGATTGCTTGCCAAATTTGGCATCAACTACCAT